TATCCTGTGCTGGGTACAATTACGTTATTATACGACTCAATTCTGTCGGGCATATCTGATCGAATAATGCCATCAATAACTCGTGGAGTGATAGAGGGTTTAAATGAAATTAGTTTTAGACGGAACTGGGCAATCCTGAATGTGAAATCTCCGATAGTTAGTTTTCTCCACGGCGTCCAAACTTCCTGGACACCTTCGCTTATGGGGTCAACGTCAGCAAGTACGGCCCACTCGCTCATTACAAGGAAAGTATCGGTAGATCGATAGTGCGCCTCTACGTCCCACTCGCTTGTTCTAGTAGTAGACATAGCTAAAACATCGGATAAAGTTAACCATGTAGAGATAATATCACCACTGGTATACCCCTCTGCTTCTATCAGAGATTGTAATCTTGTTGTATAAATATCTCCAAGATCAAGAAAAGTATTAAAGTAGTAGTATCCTTCTGAATAATATTCTACGTCACTTGGAATACCAGAAACTTTCTCTTGTAATAGCAGGGTAGAACCGGACTTTACTACTCGGTCTTTAACTCCGGTAAGTGTAGGGAAATCATTTGTCTCTACAATTATATTTAGGTTTACTAAGTTAGGTATGGAGGTAATAGCACTAGCAGCATTTGTAGACTCATTACCGTTCCAATCTACTGCTTTTATAAAATAAGAACCCGTTCTTGCCTGGAATGTTACCATTGAAGTATTTCTATCAACTTCTTGTAGTGGAATAGATGTTGCCCACGTGCCATTTACATTTGGGGAAAATCTCAAATAATAATAATAAGTGTCGCAGTCTGGTATGAGTGGCCAATCTAATTGGAGAGTTTCATTTAAAACATTTATGTACAAGAATTCTACATCACTTGGAGGAGTCGTTTTACTTACAGGAGTTGCGCTAACAAATCCTACTTCTCCAATTGCCTTTTTTAATCCGTTTGCAGCTACACCGATAACTTTAAAGTTATGTGTGAAACCAAGATTTCCTTCTTCTATCACAACTCTATAAGAAATATTATTAGTATACCCAACTAGTTCATATCCAGCTCCACTATCTAGATATACTTCATAAACATCAACAACGCCATTTGGTGCGCCCCAGGAGATGTCTACATAATAAAGGTAGTCACCATTTGCACAAGTCCAGCTATTTTCTTGTACTGCTAAATTTAAAACTTCACTAGGAGGAAGAACGTCAGTATCTAGGTTCTTGGCCAAGAAAGGATTGTATTCCGGTAGAGAAACAGAACTCTCCGCAAGGTAAACATCACTAGCTTGTTCCACTAGTAATAACTCTGCGGTTAGGTCTTCCATTGGAGTAATTGCTTTGACTAAGCATTTTATTGTTATCTTATTAACTTCTCCCCAAACAATTAAATCTCCTATTACTGGGATAGTTCCATCAAGTGTAGCGGTTACACTATCAATAATTGTCATGGTTGAAGTATATATTCCGCTTACTGATCTTCCGGTATAGCCATAACTACCACCAACTTCTGTAATAAATGTGTCATCTATGGTTATTTGATTTCCAGAAACAGTTTTAACTCTAGCTGGTCTACCACCTGCAAGCATTACATCTTGTTGAAGTAAAACTAAGTCACCACGGTTACACACTAGATATTCAAAATCTGTAGTGATAGTTATATTCTCTTGTCTGAGTATCCCTTGGGCCATAAGAAAACGCCCGTATCTCCATGCCTGTTCTTGATTGGTGCAGCCAAACGCTTTTACTTCTTCAAAGATTTCTGCGTTTAGTGCGTTATACCCAGTGGCATAGACAATAACATCTCTTTCTTCCCAAGAAGCTCCTCCGTCTATGTATGCTACTTTAAGCCCATGAGGTTGTTCTGTATAAACTCGGCTAGAGCTAAATCCCCAGGAGTTTCTAGGTGTAAAGACTTGTGTTGGTACTGTTCTGTTTTTATCTATTAGAACACCGTACTTCCCACCAATAAGATTTATACTTGCTTGCGCAAAAGATGTAACGTTATTTAAAACTTCTTGTACAGTTGTTACATAATCTACAACATGATTTGCTTGAAATCTTGGCAAGGTACTTGGAAATGGTGGTACTGCACTAGGAACTTCATCACAGTAGTTTGCCCACTCTAAAATAGATGCCATATCTAGTCTTGATTTTGCTATGGCCCTTTTATTAATATCCCCAGTTAAAATATCAACAAATACCCATGCCGGGTTTGCTGTAAGTTGTTTCTCCCATGTAGTTCCGTTATAAACATCTAGTGCAGAAGTACACACCGCAGAGAGTGTTGATATTGCGCCACTTAACTGATCTGTGGCCTTAACTTTTAACTCTAAGAAAGTGTGTCGCTTAGTTGTAGTTATAGGAAGACGACTAAATCTTGAAGTCATATATAGCCATGTAATATTGTCTTCAATATAGTATGAATGACCTAAGTAACTTCTAACTCTTGTTACTCTTATTTGTATGTCATTCTTAGTCTTTGGCGTAAATGTTACCGAAGAGTAAACTGGTTCTCTTGAATTTGCCGAAACAGTAAATTTCCCTCCGTTTACATTTTGGGAAGTAAAGAAATATTCTGGTTGATATGCTTGACTTGCCCCAATTGATAAGAAGTTATTATCATTATATCTAACGTATTCTGAGAATACGACGATAGTGGTTTGAAAGGGACTGTTTAAAGTATACTTATATAAGGTAGTGCTGGGTACAGCTTCATAACTCGCTACACTCCCCACAACTACGCCGCCATATGTAATCATCGTACCTACAGTAAGAAGTTCTTCTGCGTAGAATGTGTTGCTTCCGGCTGGATAACCATAGTCTATTTTTGCATAGAGATAATCGTATTGAAAATCGCCTAAAGTATACGGAGGCAAATAGACTGATTGTATTTCGCTCCAAGAGGTTGTTGTAGTTCTTTGGGTTCTGCTTAGTGCCGTCCAATATGGTAAGTACGGAACTGCATGACTTGCTCTAGGGATATAGAAAGTTTTTATTTTCCATGACTCTTCATTGACTTGCCCCCCAACTTGATAGTAGTTAGCTACGTCTATTAAAGAGTTATATCCTTTCCAATCAGTAGACCCGACTTCTGCAAATTCAATTAAAAAATCAATAGACCTAGAAGCACTATCATTATTAGTATTTAATGAGTATAAACCTTTCGGGCATACAAAAGTTAAAGTTATAGTTTGTTCTTCCCCGTCAGCTGGTTCTGCGTTTCTTACTACTTGGTATTCTGTTACAGGTGTACCTAAGATTGCTTGATTACCGTTTAACGCCACAGAAACGTCAGTTTGTGAAACATCTCCGGCGTAATATGCTAATGTTTTATGGTATTGGTTATCCCAATCTCCTTCTGCAACATCGGGTTTGTTTGGGTCATATAATCTATATGCAACGTCAGTATAATTTTCAATAGGAGTATCACCTATCTTTATTTCTTCAACTCTCATAGGGCCTAGGCCGAAGTCATAAATGCAATGAAAGTATTGTATTACTTCTCCATTATAATTGGTGGCCAAGGTTGTATAAGGACTAGCGGCCACATTGGGAAAGAACCTGTGACGGCCATATATCTTAGGAACATTATCATATTTTTTAATTGCATTTGATTGTCCAGTTATTGCATAGACCTGACTGCTTTCAATACCGCTTCCCACGTTAAAAGCTAATGACTGAGGATTTATAGGAAGTAGAGAGTTAAGCATTGCGCTTGCAGCAAATGTAGCACCAGCGGCGGCCAATGCGCCCCCCACTTGGGCCATAACTGGATATGCCGCAATTCCTATCCCAGAACTTGCTAAAGTGTAAGCGGCAGCGGCAGCGGCAACGACAATTAAAGTCCTAGTGATATTTCTAGCACTTCCCTCTCTAGGGACAAGTGCGAAGAGAACACTGTCTTCTACTCCAGGAATAAAGACACCACAAACATTAGGCGGTATGAATACACCGTTTACTAGTATGTCAAAATATGGCAGTAGAGAGTCATCTTTTACTGGGAGAGTTTCGTAAAATTTGGAGAAGGTTTGTTGTAGGGACTCTCCCTCTATTCTTTCTATCACCCTTATATCGGGTTCTAGTGCGTTCATTTTTATATTAACTTGCATATCTATAATACCCCACTATCCTTGTGTTCCATCGTTGAAGTGTGTCAATGCAGCTATTCATATGTTTTACTGTATGTAAAAACTTTCCTTCGCCAACATACACACCAACATGGGTTGGTAACTCCATTATTCTAAGTAATAGTATATCGCCTATCTTTGGGGTGTCCACCTTTGTAAATTTTGCTTTTTCAATTTCTACTATTCTAGAAATCTCTATTTGCTCCCCGCCTTGCGTATATGTGGGGTTAACGTCTAAATTTACACCTAAAATTTTGATGTAAAACAATTTTACCAACTCCCAACAATCGGCCTCTGCATATGAGATACCAATAAGACTATGTAAAGAGTCCTCTATAGAGCGAAGCTGTATACTTTTCACTGGTTAACTCTGTGTTTAAAAAGTTATCTAAAATTAAGTTTGCACTAATAGACTCTGCATTATACGACACAGAGTTAATTTTTAATCCGTCTATTTCTATCTCAACCAAATCTGGGTTAGATGCCAAAACTAATTCTATTTTTACAGCGATATAATTTGTTATTGAGCGCAAGCTAGTTATTAACTGTAAAGAAACATTGTCTAGGGTTAAAACTATATCTTTTAATGACTCTCCGTCATCCGCTGGTAAAGTTATTTTGAAAGGGAAAGCTTCAAATGTATTTCCTCTAGATGTTATATCAACTGTATTAGCAACAAATCTTAGTGTCCCAAAGCTAACATGGGTTAGCGTCAATAAAACTAGGAAAGGGTCATTAGACTCCTGGGCATAAAGCTGGGAAAGCAACGCATTAGATATTGTCACGGCATTAACTCCCAGGTCATTTGAACACGAAAGTAGGTTCCCCCTAATGTACTTAGGCTAGGAGGTGCAGTAAACCTAAAAACAGACTCAACACCCGTCATAGGGTGGTCGTATAAAAAAGTTTTTACACCATTCCCTAGTGTTGTAACGTAGAAGGTTCTTAAGGTATTATAGTCCGTTAAATTCATATCTATTGTACAAGTAAAAATATCAATTCCCTTAGTATATCGGCTTCGCTTTTTCTTCGGCCCTACATCTACAGTACTAGAGATAGTTGTATCTCCAAACTGCAAACCAAAACCAGATTGATTAACTAATTGCTGTAATGTCGCTGGAAATATCTCTGCCATTATTAAACCCCACGCCGCCTAATACCATACGATTGATTAAAAGTTTTATCTAATCTCCCATCTCCAATTGCCTTGGCCACTCGGCCTATTATCATTATGTCTAATTGTCTTTCCCCATTGGCGTTAGTAGTTTCTTGTGTCTCAATTTCCGCAGAGGTGTTGTTAATGATATTAATATTAACCCCAGAAGAATTTGCAACAACACCCAATTGCCCTTTACTATTCCTTTGTAGAGGCATAATCGCCTCTGGCCCGGCCTCACCCATGAGGCCTGTGCCATTAGCGAAAGGGAATATTGTGGGAGAAGATACAATACCCCCTTTGGCAAAAGGCAGAACCTTCCCTCCGTGGAAAGCGTTACCTAGTGCATTTGTTTGCATTGAGGCATATGGCGATACAGTAGATGTACTCCCATAAAGCGGAGTCCCACTACCGCCGCCTCCCATTGCCGCTTCTAAAGATTTCATTAAAGGCAATATAATTAACAAGCGTGTAGTCATCCTGGCTATTTGCTCTACTATAGCAGTAGCTAATTCTTGGAAGCTAAACTTGCCAGTGGTTGCTAGCTTTACAAATTGGTCTTCTAGAGATTGTGTGGCAACGCCAACCAAACTAGACATTTGTGTCCCTATGTCACCTATTCTTTTTATTTCTTCTTGAACACCAGCTGCCGCCCCCATAGTGGCCCTACTTCTATTTGTGATCGTATCCATTGCGCCAGGTATTTTTAAAAGAGAGGAGTAATATTCATCTATATTTATTTTGCCATCCCTAAATTCAATATTTATTTTATTCATCTCTGTGCTTATCAACTGTTCTCTATATTGTTGTAAGTTAATAGCACCCTGTTTCAATTCCTTGTTTAATAATGCATATGCCCCAGCCCCTAGAGTAACTGCGTTTTTTATGTCTGTTAGCTTCTGTGCGGCAGTATTGAGTTGAGCTATGTCAAAGGTACTTTTTTTATTTGATAGCTTCTCGTATTCTTTGTTTAAGACCTCTAATTCTTTTTGTATTGGAGCTATGTCTGTCGCACTTAGGGCCATCTTCTTTTTCATCTTGTCAACCGATAAACCAAGAGTATCTAATGCCTTAGAAAACCCTGGAGATGACTCTTCGATTGAGGAGGTTAAAGAAGAAATTACAAAAGAAGAAAAATCGTTCCAAAGCCCCTTCATATAGTTTAAAGACTTTGCAGTTATTAGTTCTATATATTTAAGCATACTCAAGGTAGCGGCCTTAATTAAGTCCCAGTTTTCAACGACCGCACCAGCAACAAAACCTATACCAACTATTAATGCCCCCCAACCCGAAGTAATTAGGGCCGTTTTAACTGTTGCTATAGATAATGTGGCCTTTGCTGCCATTGCAACAAAAGCTATCCCTAATGCAGACAATGCACCAGTTACCGCCCCCATATTGTTAACAACATACTCCATGAATAAGGCAAACCCTTTAGATATACCGAACTCTCTGTTAAGTTCATTTATCTTAACTTTAATAGCGTCTATCGCAATAGTTAAAGACTGTGAGAATGTAACTCCCATCTTATTTGCCTGAGCATTTAAATTCTCGAAATTCTTTCCTAATGCCCTAAAAACTACGTCACTAGTAATTTTACCGGACTCAGCAAACTTAATTAATTGCCCTCTGGTTATGCCTAATTCCTTAGAGAGAAGTCCTGCAAAAACTGTGTTTTGTTCCATAACAGACCGCAGTTCTTGTCCTCTTAATTGCCCAGAAGACAATCCCTGAGAAAGTTGGATTGTGGCAGCGGTGGCCTCTGCAATAGTCGCACCTGAAATCCTAAAGGTTTGTTGTAAGGCCAAGGTGGTAGCAAGTATCTGATCTTGAGATAATCCTAATTCTTGTGTCGCCAGCGCAATTCTTGAATAAGAAGTCGCTAAAGACTCAATACTAGTCTTAGAATATTTTGCTATTCCTTGAAGCTTACTCATAACATCATTTGCTACTTCTGCACTCCCAGCAAAAACTTTTATTCTGTCATTTAATAGTTGAAAAGAGTCAGCAGCCAATACTATTTGTCTTATGCCAATACCGGCAATAAAACCTAAAAACATATTGCGAAGGAAGCCCATTTTGCTTCCCATGTCGCTAACTGTTTTATCTAGTTTTTTGAATGTCGAATTGAGTTTTGCAATAGATGCTTCACCTGTTGCAACGGCCTTAACTAGTATTGTCCTTATCTTAGTTTCAGCCACCCTTCTTCTCCTTGTGATGTTCTAGGTAAGCACTATCCATTTTGCGAACAATATACAGAAATTCATCAAATTCATGTATATTATATATTTTAGCAAACTCTACTATTGCAGTAAACGGTATAGGGGATAAACTTAGG